GGCTTCTCTTACATCGCCGGGTCTTGCGTTTAACATTTGTGCGTACTCTTTACAAATCAAACCAGGATCGCTTTGTACTGTTTTATAAACTCTCTCTTTACATATCATCGGTATTACCCTCTAGCGGCATTGGTCTGCCTTCAATTGAAGTAAACTGCATAGAGTCTTTGTGGAAGTATAGACCAAAATTCAGCTCTGTGCCGTCCTGCCTGTTTTTTACTAACTTTAACCATACATCAGGCTGTGTCAGAAACTTCTCATCAAACGGTATTCCGTTTTCTTTGTACGCTAAATGCTGCTCACGTAGCTTGTTCCTAAAAACGACAAATACTTTATCAGCTAAGTCTGCTATCTCACCTGCACCTCGTATACTAAATTTACCGACCTGCTCGTTCTCATCGGAACCTTTACGCATATGGCACACTAAATGAATGTGCAGCTTGTGCATCTTGGCTGCGGCCCTTAACTCATTAACAAACTCTGCTTGTTGGCTGTAGTCTTCCCGACCAACGCCGCACATTGTCAGAGAATCAATCACTAGGTGGTCAATGTCTAGCTCCTGTCCTGCGTAATGCACAAGCCCCAAGATTCGTTCCTGCGGGACCTTATCAAGACAGTCGTAAATGTGACCTACATCTTTCATCCTATCCAACCAGCCTAGCGCAAACTCCTTTGATGGAGCGCAACCTGCTGCTTGCGAACACATCCACTGCAAAGTCTCCTCTGGCTTCATCTCCATAGATGCAACCAACACTCTGCGACCTCTGGCCATCAAGTAAGTGCAAACATTTGAAAGTAAAAGAGTTTTCCCATGCCCGTTGATGCCGCTCCATACGGAGAGCTGTGACTCGCCCAATCTCACTGCATTGTGAGTTTTAGACCAAGGTAGCTTATCGCCGATCAACCCAGTGCCATGGCTCATCTGATGAACTAACCTATCGCTATAAGAGTCAAAGCTTCCTATCTCCTGCGATTCCTGCTTACCTATGAAGCCTAAAAGCTCTTTATCCGTTAAATCAATCTTATTCATTATCTTCCTCCCTCTATCAATTTAAACGGTATTTCAAATTGATCATAATCTGGAGCCTCTGATGGGTGGACAAAATTAATACCTTTATCCTTTAAAAACTGTTCCAACTTTACTTGTAAGTATCTATGGGATAATCCTGATCCTTTTTTGTTTCTAATTGGACTAGCGTAATAATAAATATCTTTTACCATGCAAAGCTCAATATCATCTAAATCTGCATTTGTAATCAACCTTTCAATCAAGTGTTTAGCTCTTTTTCTTATGAGCTTGCAGCAGTCAAACCAGTCTTCCCACCTACGTAAATCATCCATTGCCACAAAAGCCATCTCATCACATATATCAAGCCTTTCGTTAATTATTTCTTTTTGATTTTTTGTTAATTGCATATCTCTCTCCATTTTTGTTGAATTTTCTAAAATTTCATTGAATATTCAATCGGTAATTTATTAAAAAACAGTTTTCTTACCGGTAATTTAACTGCAAAATAGTTTTCTTACCTATATCCAAACTTCAGTAGGTGCTTGTTTAGTATCACCTTTTTTAATTGTTAGCACATCCCACTTCTCCCGTAGCTTCTTTGGGCTGAGGATGTTTGACTTCCAAAAATTATCGCTATTAGCAAACCTGAATAAATCCATGATCTCGCTATGGGAATGACCATCGTTTTCACGCATCAATCTCACTTCATTGGCCCATGAATCCATGCTTGGTTTGCGATGCTTTGGGTTTAACGCTAGGAGTAAATTGAATATGGATTCAACTGTTTCCATATCACCTTTTTCCCAGCGTAGGTTCTTTTTAGGTTTATTTATAGGTTTGTGTCCCAAATTTGGTACTGGTTCTGGGGAAATATGGGCCTGCCCATGTCCCAATATTGGGCTACCCCCTATAGACAAGAAATACTGGTTACTAGAACCCTCAACCTTAGCTCTACTGAGTATTTCTCGATCATTCAAAGACCTCAAAGATTTCAAAACAGTCTTCCTATCCAGCGATGTCTTTTTTGATATATAGCTCACACTGGGATTGCACTGACCTGTATCTGCATTGTGGCAATCTGACAAGCAAAGCAGGACAAGCTTCTCCGATGAAGGCACTTCTACCTCCCAAGCCCAGAATGTCGCCCTAGCGCTCACTGAGAGCCTCTGAGAGCCAGATAAGATGCCAACTCAGAATCTTTGTCAGCCTTACTCTGCTTCTCGCCTTTCTCCCTACTAGCTTGAGATATTTCCAAGTGCAGCTCATGGAAGTTTGCATCGCTCCTGAATCTTTTAGATATTGGGTGGTAATCGTCATCAGGGAAAAGCTCAGCAATATGCACACCTACAGCGTCAATTACTTCAGTTGCACCACAGCCTGACCAGCACTTAATCAAGACATTGCCAGATGCGCCCTCGTCAACATAAAGACTTGGACTGTTATCCTTATGCGCTGGGCATTGTGCTATCCAGGATCGCTTGTGATCTCTACGAGGCTTAACTTCCTTGACGAAGCTCAGCTTGCTTATCAATTCGTCTGCTGACATTCTTCACCTCGCATTTTTTTTATTAGATTAAATTCTCGTAATCTTTGCTCAGGTATGCCTTCTTTCCAAGAATACACAGACTGAACTTTGATGCCGAAGTGTTCCGCTACTTTGTTCGGAGTACCGAAGTAGCCTACTATTTCAAGATATTGTTCCATTTTTTTTCCTCTCTCTTGTTGACTAGGCTTCAAATGTAGTCTAGGCTTCTTCCTGAGTCAAGCAAATTCTGGAGGGAATTATGAGAAGACGATTTATTGGAAAGTGTGAAGAGTGTAATTCACAACTAGAGTTTATGCACTGCGATGATTGCGGCGGCTCAGGAGAAGGTTACCACGAAGGAACCACTTGCTCTACTTGCTATGGCGCTGGAGAGACTAACGAAACCTACTGCCCCGTCTGTGACGATGAGTGATTTATTTTTATTTGGCGGGAACTTTGTGGCAGTCTTAACTGTATTATTAATTTTAATTTATCTTTGGAGAGAGTAATGAAAAACGAATATTTCTTTTATATAGTATCATTTCTGTTAGCAATATTGTTTGTGTCTTATGTTGACGCACAAGAACTGGAAGAAGAGTATTGCCAGAGTCTTGAGGTCTACCAGCAAGAATCTGACCGCCAGGCTGCACTAGAAGCTGAGATTAGAGACTTATATGTTTTCTTAATCCAGCAGAAGAAAGATATCGCTGAAGCAGAATATAAAGCTAACCACTAACAATCCTTGGAGGGAACAATGTGGATACTACCGAAGAACTACCAACCGTCATCAGCTTTTGTTCGGGCTACGCTGGAATCGAAAGAGGACTTGATCTTGCTGGAATCCGACATCGAGTCATCGCTTATGTGGAGATCGAAGCCTTCGCCATTGCGAACTTGGTCTCAAAGATGGAATCGGGTCAGTTACCTGCCGCACCTATTTACACGGATCTTAAAACCTTCCCATCAGAGTTATTTCGAGATGCAGTTGACATTATCACTGGCGGGTATCCGTGTCAGCCGTTCTCAGCGGCGGGTAAAAGACTTGGAGAAAAAGACCCAAGACACCTCTGGCCCTACATCCGAGAGCATATCTACACAATACAACCTGCTAGAGTCTTCCTCGAAAATGTCGAAGGACACATCTCGATGGGACTCTCCAGCGTTATCAGCGACTTGGAAGAAGATGGTTACGGAGCAACGTGGGGAATATTCTCAGCGCGTGAAGTCGGCGCTCCTCACCAAAGAAAGCGAGTCTATATCATGGCCGACACCATCAGCTTGCGACACCGATGGGGGAATAGCGATGGATGTGAAGACAAACGGCAAAAGGTTTTATCGGGAGAACAAGGACGGAGTGAAGTGGGGAGTAAAGTTGAGGGACGCAGTAAATGCAGAGGAGAACTGGCCGACACCGAGAGCCAGCGAGTACAAGGATTGCGGGCCAGTGGGGAGCAAGAGCCAGGTGCATATGGAGAAGCGGAGCTACCTGTGCGCCAAGGTCAAAGACCCCGACAAGCCAACTGGGAACCTGAACCCAGAGTGGGTCGAGTGGTTGATGGGTGTGCCGATAGGGTTGACAGGATTAGACTTTTAGGTAATGGTGTAGTTCCACAAACTGCTGCGAAGGCGTGGCAAGTATTATCAAGTAGACTGGAGGGTTTATGAGTAAGATTAAAAAGTTAGTACCTATCGAAGAACCAGATACATTCCCAGCAGATCATGCTGAAGCATCTATCGAACATGAACTTTTGTCCACATTACGATGTGCAGCCGAGAATATGGGCTATAATCGTATGGAGTTCTTAGGATGGCTAGAAGATTTAGCTGACCTAGTGTTCGATGACTTAGAAGAAGATTCTATTGATTACGATAACATACCATTTTAGGAGAGAGGGATGGATGAAATATTGGATTGGTTAAGCAAGCGACCAGAAGGCTGCAAGGTATTGTCAGTTAAGAACTACGAGAGTCTTAACGAGATTGTTATTACTGTTAAACAGAAGCAGGGAGAGGACGATGAATAAGTCAGAAAACCTAAACGAGCTGGCAACAGCTCTATGTAAGGCCCAGAATGAGATGGGAGGCGCTGTCAAAGACGCTAAGAATCCATTCTTTAAATCATCCTACGCTGATCTCACTAGCGTAATCAAAGCTATCAAGGAGCCGTTTAATAAGAACGGTTTGTCCTATGTGCAGCTACCGACTACCTCTGATGGTGGTAAAGGTATTGGCGTTAAGACAATCCTTATGCACACCTCTGGCCAGTTCATTGAGTCAGAGTTCTACCTACCAATTACGAAGTCTGACCCACAAGCAGGCGGTAGTGCGATAACCTACGCTAGACGTTATGCGTTACAGGCTATGGCTGGCATACCTACTGCTGACGATGACGCAGAGGCTGCGATGATGCGGGGAAAGTCACTTGAGCTTGTAGAACCAAGTGAATGGGATCTATGCTTACAGGCCGTTAAGCGCAACCAAGAGTCTGTAGACGCTGTTAAAGACTTACTAGCCGATCCTAGTGAAGAGAATGTACAATTCGCTAAAGAAGCATTTGGTGAGATTGAAGAAGACGATCAACGAGCGATGTGGAAGGCACCTACCAAGGTATCTTCTGCGCCGTTTACAACTGAAGAACGTAGACTACTGAAGGGAGCATGAAATGAGCGATTATGATAACACCAATTCTGGTGCATTGTTTAAGAACGACGGTAAGCAGGGCAATCAGCCTGACTACCGGGGGCCACTGAATGTTGGTGGTAAAGACTTCGAGGTATCTGCCTGGATTAAGAAGTCTCAAGCAGGTAAGAGTTTTATGAGTATGTCTATTCAAGAGAAGGATTCTTGGAAGAAGGATGCACCTAAAGCTGCTGCACCAGCGGGAAGTGACGATTTTGAAGACGACGTGCCATTCTAATGGGGACTACAGTGAACCCTTGTCCTGACTGCGGCGCTTTATTGGAGCCAGTCCATAGCGCCAAAGGTGATCTTCTAGGCTACTTTTGCAAAGGTATTCTGGTTAAGTCTTGTACATACATCGATGTTAAGTCAACCGCTGAATACGAGAATGAACTGAAGTATGCCAAAAAAGAAGGCTAAGACTGCACAACAGCTTCGTAAAGACGCCTTAAAGGCTCTACAGAAGCTTGTAAGGCTCAAGGCAGCAGATGATAACGGGTATTGCTCCTGTGTCTCCTGCGGCTGTACAAAGCCTTGGAACGAGGGTATGCAAGGTGGTCACTTTATTCCTAAAGGGTCTAGTTCGTACTGGGCCTTGGAGGAAGAGAATGTTCACCCCCAATGCGTATATTGTAACCAGTTTGGTATGAAGCATGGCTCTGCTGCACAGAATTACACGCTATATATGCAAGATATGTACGGCGATGAGACAGTAAGGCAGATGTTGGCGGATGCCAATAAACCGAAGAAGCTCTACACCGCTGATTATCGAGAGATGATTGAGGAGTGGGAAAAACAAATCAAAGAACAATTGGAGAGGATAACATGATTGAATCACTATCAATGGTCGTAGACGACCCGGAAAGCAACAAAAAGCTACTTATTGACTACTTACCTCAAGATAAGCTTATAACTATTAGTATTGACGGGTACGATTCTTTATACAGTTTTATTATAAACGACCCGAAGACTATGATGGCTATAGGTGATTACCTATACGCTGCTGGCGAAAACCTAGATTAGTGGCAAAGGGGTCCAGAATGTGTAAAATAATAATTAAACATATGGGCATTTTATGTACTACTTACTGATAATGCTTCTGTTAGCGCCGGTGACACTTGCTTCAGAAGCTACAGTGGGTGATTTTGGTACAAACCAGCAAGCTGAAACGATTACGACCACGACTGAGACTACCGTGAACCAGGAGGGAATGCCTGTCACTACAGCGGTAGCACCCTCAACACCGACCTATCAATCTGACACTTGTTTAATTACCTCTGGTACAGGTATGCAGACTCTCCAGATTGGCTTCAGCACTTCAAGAATGCAGGTTGACAAGAATTGCGAGAGACTAAAGCTATCACGCCAGCTAGAGAAGCTAGGCTTGAAAGTGGCTGCGACTAGCGTTTTATGTCAAGACCCCCGTGTGTTCCATGCGATGATGAATGCCAAGACACCCTGCCCAATCTTAGGGCTGATAGGAGAAGAAGCAATTGAATACTACAAAGAAAACCCTGATCTTGTCCCTGATCCTCCTGCTGTCCACAAAGGCGAGTGCGAGCGAAAACGACTTCGATATGACAGCGTTAAGCGAAAGCACGTCTACGATAAACAATGTAATAACAAGTAACATCCAAGAATATATCCAGTGGACTACTCAGTCCATGCTCGATGGCAATACCATCATATACAACAACGATGACGGTACTCAGTACGAGCTAACGCCAGAGCAGATGGATGTCTTTAACCAGGCTTATGCCGATGGTCTAGTAAATAGCACCCCAGAGGCTCTTACAGCCGTTCTCCTGAACGATATGATTGACCTAGAGCAAGACACCTATGAAGAAGAGAAAGAGACTCTGATAGAGGCTGCAAGCGAGATAGCGGCGGTTACAGAGATAGCAGATATGCTTGTCACTGGCGATCAGCAAACTAAGATTAACGCTGAGCAGTATGCGACTGACAACGACCTCCGAGCCATTAAAGAAGGTAGTCGCCAGAAGTTCAATACCAGCATTAGCGGGATGCTAGAAGCAAGTATGACCAAGAATATGATTGAGGGTTATGCTCAGGATTCTTTTGTTATAGATACAATAGCCAACTCATTTATGGCTACGAACACAGTTATGGACTTCTTTACCAACACAGCTATATCTATAGACCAGCTAAACGTAAGGCAGTTAAACCTAGATTGGGAGGCCCACAATACTGGGGTTGAGAGTGAAATGTACTTTTTGTACTCAAATGAAGCTCAACAAACTTTGGAGATAATACCTCGATGAATGCACAAGATGTTGCCTTATGGATAGGCATAGCAAGTTCTATTGGCGGTGCCGCTGTAGGATATGGCACACTAACCGAGAAGGTGTCTACGCTAGAAGCTAATACAGATGCCACTCACCTTGAATCAAGATTAACTAAACTAGAAGTGAGGATAGAAGACAATGACATTGGACACATTGGCAAAGAAATTGAAACGGTTAGAGGCGAAGTTGCAAGGGTATCTGATAGACTTGAGGCTATTGATATTCCGAATACAGATCAAATTAAAGAAGATGTTAAGGTTCTGCAAACAGAAGTTAAGCACCTTGAGCAAGAAATTGAAAGTGTTGACGGTAGAGTCGAGGGACTGATCAGTAAAGGCAGGAACCCACTAAGATTGTAGAGGTCGCTATGGATATAGGTCGATACCCGATTGTAAGAGTAACCTGGCGTGATGCTCAAGAGGGTGAGCAGGGCTGGTTAGACATAGAGGATTGCAGGAAGACTTCTATGGCTATATGCTACACGGTAGGTTGGATGATAGAGCATAACGATGATACTATCATTTTAATGACTTCTGCTGCTAAGTGCATGACTGAAGAAGAAGTAACACAAGGGGGTGGCTGTACGGCTATTCCTACGGACTGGGCTACTAAGATAGATTATTTGTTCCCAGAACCAAGAAAAGTGAAGTCAATTGAAGAATTATAGTCTATACTTTGTTTAACAGAATATGCCAGTGGGTAGGCATCCCTCCAGAGCTGCACCGGCCAGCTT